AGTCGGAACCCCATCGCCACGACTGGACTCGCTATTGAAATCACACCAAACTTGGGCACCGACTCAACTAAGAAGTTCTTCGGCAACCCCAACTTCAAGTTCTATATGAATGCTCTCAAGAAGTTCGGGTTCATGGTGGACGTTGACTACCCAGGTCGCATCATCGCAGACATCGGTTCACCAGAAATGCAAGGATATATGGCAAATTATGGAATATCAGTTGACAACCTGTTCGAAAAGATGTATTATAAGGCAAGTGATTATGATTACTACCTTCTAAAAATCTACATCTCCCAGTTTTACAACACCTACGCCGCCCAATATCCATCAAAAACGATCACAACACCAACGAAGTGCGGAAAACCAACAAAAAGAGTTATCTTACGAGAGCAAATCTCCGCAAGCGACTACTCCGACAATTATTGGTTGTCTGCTTATATCAATATAAGAAACTTTGAGTTATCTCGCCCACTTGACGAACACGAACTCAAGAAAGTCATAAAAAACGCAAAAGATTTAAGAAAAAACCTTGACATCTCCGAAGCAATACGTTATATTGGAGATACAATGAAAAGATATCAGTTCAAAAAGTAAAATAACAACGGAACTTAGTTGATAGTTCAGACACTAGACGACAAACAACACTGCTTAGGTGTATACCACGACGGCAAACTCATTTATGAGTGCGACGAGTTTGACTTCAACGCCATAACTGCGACTTGGAACTACAACCCAGTATTTCAGCAAAAACCCGCCCTCATTGCCTCCCTGCTCGTCCAAAATAAAACCCTTGCCGCAGTATGCCCCGAATATCTCAAAACCCGCTGGGACGCAATCTCCGCCCGCCTACACGCCTTCCATAAATCATTTACTACGGCAAAGGTATCTCTAAGCGTCAACTGCTTCTATGATATCGTTCCCGAACGCTTCCTTCTAGAATACTGCGAGATGAAGAACCAAATAACCAAGCACGTTGTTGAGTCTAATATCACTCCATCTAACTACGACTTCCTACGAGAACTCTCCGCATTCGCCTACGACATCAGGCACAACAAACTCAACATAGACTACCGCAGAATAGCGAGAGATAGTCACAAACTCAAAGTCAAGAACTTCATCAGCAAGAATAGGACGGCAAGTCCATATGTATCCTACAATATCTTCGGCACCAAGACTGGACGCTTGACTACCAACAAGGGGTTCTTCCCCATTATGACGCTTGATACAGACTTCCGAAAGATAGTCAAACCAAACAACGACTACTTCGTGGAACTGGACTACAACGCAGCAGAACTCCGTGTTCTTCTCGCTCTCGCAGGAAAGTCGCAACCCGTGGACGACATTCATCAATGGAATGTCGATGTTGTGTATGGAGGGTTGGTGACGAGAGAACAAGCAAAGAAGGGCATCTTCTCTTGGTTATACAACCCAAGAGCGAAAGACCCTTTGGCGGAGAGAATGTATGATAGAGAACTCGTCCTGAAAAGGTTCTGGAACGGACAACATGTAGCAACGCCATACAAACGACTCATTCCAGCAGACAGGCATCACGCCCTGAACTACTTAATACAAAGCACAACGAGCGACTTGGTTCTCACGAAAGCAATGAATATCGCCGAGACTCTAAAAAACAAAAAGTCCTTTATTTCTTTCACTCTCCATGATAGTATAGTCATTGACTTTGCCGACGAGGACAGAGAACTCATAAAGGAAATCATCTCTATCTTCTCGGAAACAAAGTTTGGAACATTCCAAGTAAACCTAAGTGGTGGAAAATCATTCGGAGAAATGAAAAGGATAGGGCAGTAGATGGTTCAGCAAACTATTTATAAGCAACGCAATTACCGAGAAACGGAAGATAAATGGACACAGTAATAGGACTGGGGAAAGCAGGATGCGCCATCGCAGACAAGTTTTCTCAATATCCGCAATATAAGATATTCAAGATAGACTCAGAAGATATTGCCGAGAACACGAAAGGTGAGAAACTTCTCAAGAGAAAGTCATCACCAGAACAATACGAGACAAGCGTCCCGTCAATGAGAACATTTCTCAAACCATCAACCGACAATGTTCTATTCGTCCTCTCAGGTTCAGGAGCAGTCTCTGGTTCATCTCTTCGCATCTTGGAGCAACTCTCAAAAATGAAGAAGACTATCAGTGTCCTCTACATCAAACCAGATATTGAGTTCCTAGGGTCAAACAACAAAGCATAAGAGCGACTGGTAAGAAATGTCCTACAAGAGTATGCCCGGCGAGACTCTATATGATAGACAATAAACTTGTTGAAGCAATCATCGGAGAAGTTCCAGTCTTCGGATACTACGACAAACTAAATGATCTAATAGTGTCAACACTTCATATGGTAAACCTCTACAATCACCAGAGTTCAGTTCACAGCACCTCATTCGAGACAAGCGATATGGCGAGAATAAGCACCTTCGGAGTTATTGATACGGAGAGCGGAGAAGAAAAGTTATTCTTTTTACTTGACAACCTCTCAGAAAAATGTTATTATTATGCTATCAACCAGAAAACTTTGGAGACAGACGGAACTCTAATGAAAAAGATAGTTGACAACATCGGCAACAACACGAAGAAAGAAGACGACATTAAAACATCGTTCAGAATACACTCAACAAGTTACGAAAGAGAGTATGGATATATAGTTGTCAACACGACAAGGACTGGAAATTGAAGTTACTAGAAAAAATACCATCTAAATGGATGGGGAGCGCGAAAAGAATCTTATCTCTCCTCGCTCTCATTCTTATGGGATCGTTCCTAACCCTATCGGTATTCAAGCAAGGTTCAGAAGTAGGAAGAAAGGTTGGACATTGCGAAGTAGCGTGTTCAGTCTCTGGCGCTCACTTCACAGCACTAGACGGTGAGGCGAAATGCCAATGCCAGTATGGAAACGGCTGGGTGATGAGCCTTACGATGGATCACGGCTTCTTTGACTACGAAGACGCAGAAACTGACGAGATTTTCGAAAATAAATAAAAAAAGACTTTGACTCTATAGCATATCTGTGCTATAATATTCATTAGCAAGGTGAGGTATTAATCATCTTGACTCTAGGCAAACCCGCCACAAATAACAAAACAAAGGTAAAATAACAATGGCTATTGACATTAACAAAATGAAAGCCCGCAAGACGGCTCTCGACAATCGTGGAGGACAGAAGTCCTCATTCTGGCGTCCGCAGGACGGAGAACAAACTATTCGTATCGTTCCAACAGCGGACGGCGACCCCTTCAAGGACTACTGGTTCCACTATAATGTAGGAAACAACCCAGGATTCCTTTCACCCTACCGCAACTTCAACGAAGCAGATCCACTCAACGACTTCGTTCGTCAACTCTTTAACGAGGGCACGGAAGAAAGCATCAAGCAGGCAAAGAACCTTATGGCTCGCCAGCGCTTCTTCTCTCCCGTTCTCGTTCGTGGAGAAGAGGATCAAGGCGTTCGTTTATGGGGTTACGGCAAGACGGTATATGAGCAGTTGCTCAACCTCGTCCTCAACCCTGAGTATGGCGACATCACCGATGTCGAAAGCGGAACTGATTTGTCACTACATTATGGCAAGCCAGCAGGCGCATCATACCCTCAAACCAAGTTGGTTCCTCGCCGACGTTCATCTCCTCTTTGCGACGACGCAGTAGGCGGAGACGAGCGATGCACCGAACTTCTGGAAACCATTCCAGACTTTGATGCAATCTTCGAGCGCAAGACACCAGCGGAAGTTGGAGCTATGTTAGATGCTTATCTCCTCGGAGACGCAGCGGATACCGTAGCGCAGGAGTTGACTCAGAGTAGTACATCAAGTACACCAGCGGCAACGACTACAGATACAGCCTCCTCTGTAGATGCCGCATTCAACGAGTTAATGGGGACTTAAACCACATAACTCAACTAAACAGATGATATTGCTATAAACGCAACACCCTTTCTTTATATCATCTGCCCACAGGGAGGCACAGGGTTATCAGGTGCCTCACACTTTTACAAGAGAACGGAGAAATAATGGCTAAGAAAAGCGCATCAAAAGCAGGCAAAATGAGTATGGCTGATATGCGATCAATGATAAACAAGCAAGCAGGCATAAATGTCGCACATAGCTTAACTGAGAAGAACCCGACAAGAGTTCCATATTGGATATCAACAGGTTCGAGATGGTTAGACTCCATTATTTCCCGTGGAGAAATGGCAGGTATTCCAGGCGGTAAGATATCAGAACTTGCTGGACTGGCTTCAACAGGTAAGTCATATATGGCGGCACAAGTAGCTGCTAATGCTCAGAAGATGGGCATTGATGTTATCTACTTTGACTCCGAGAGCGCCATTGATCCAGAATTCCTTAGAAACACAGGATGCGACTTGGACGAACTTATGTACATCCAAGCGATGTCCGTTGAGTTTGTTCTGGAGACTATTGAAACTCTATTAGCGTCAAACAATAACAGAATGTTGTTCATCTGGGACTCACTAGCACTCACTCCAGCCATTTCAGATATCGAGGGAGACTTCAACCCTCAGTCATCAATGGCAATGAAAGCAAGAATACTTGCTAAAGGACTCTCAAAACTTATTATCCCTATAGCCAACTCGGAAAGCTCTTTCCTTATTCTAAACCAGTTAAAAGCGAACATCACTCGTTCGCCATCAGAAGCGATGACCACCCCTTACATGACTCCTGGTGGAAAAGCCACAATCTACTCATACTCTCTGAGGATTTGGCTAACTGGAAGAAAAGCGAAAGCGTCCTTTGTCACTGACGACAAGGGCTTCCGAGTTGGCTCAGAGGTAAAAGTCAAACTTGAGAAATCAAGATTTGGAACTCAAGGGCGACAATGCAACTTCAAGATTCTATGGGGAAACAAGATAGGTATTCAGGACGAAGAAAGTCTATTTGACGCTATCTCTTCTTCAGAAAGTCTTAAGCGACTTGGAGCGTGGTATGAACTCCACGATGCCAGCGGAAAGGCAATTGGTAGTAAATTTCAGTCAACTAAGTGGACAGATCGAATGAAAGACGATGTATTTCGTCAAAGAGTACATGAGATAATGGATGAAGAAGTTATCTTTAAGTTTGATAAACGCTTAGGCAACGCATCAGACTTCTACGAAGACAAACAAGAGGCAGACAACTAATGAGAAAAATAATCACCACAGCGCTATTACTCGCCCTGTCGGGAATGACAGGGTGCATGGCATACGCTCACCCTCCACGACACAATAACCCAGCAGACAACGCTCAAGTACACAATGTCCGTGCTTGGGTATGGGTAGACGGACACTGGGCACAACACAATGCGTGGGTACAAGGATATTGGGAAGTTCAGCTAGTTCCAAGATATTTGCTGTCCAGACATCCGAGAACACGTCTGTCGATGGTTGGCAAGTATTTATCTTCGTCTTCCGCCACTTCTTCTATGTCTGCGATGTGGTCGGTTTGGGCGTGCTCTGCCCTGC